CGTAGAATTGACCAAAGCTAGATCACGAGAATAGTAATTCTTCCCAAGGGAGAATTCCAACCCAACGGATCTAGTGGCACGCTTCCACTTACGGTACTCAGACGGATTTGCAGGGAATAGAACATCATCGCCATTGATGCGCATGAATCGCTCACGGGGGATTGCCATGACACTCGCTGACCTATTGATCAGACATAACAACGGGAAGGATAGGATATGACCCATCATCTGACCCCGTGTGATATCTATGGGTGACTGACCCTTCAATTCGAGTTGGGAATGAACCAAAGACCTGATTACTAACTCCTTTATCCAGGGTACATATTGTACTAGAACTGGATCAAGGAAAGAGAAATCGGTCTGTTCAAGCATGGCTCTTGCAGCATATTCCGTATATTCAAGGAAAATGTTATCAGTGGCGGCTGAATAGTCACCACTGACAACCTTTTCCTTTTCTTTAACTCCAACCCCACCAGGGCATCTTCAACAGGAGATCCCCCAATGAGTTGGTAGATTGGAGAAGTACGCATGGCTCCATGCCATGCCTTCTGAATCGGAGTAAGAAGCTGTAAAAACCACTTTGACTTGGTTACAATCCGAACCTTCAAGGGTTCAGTGAGACCGGTTGCCTGAACAGGCAAGCGGTCCCAATCAGAACCATCAGACTTAACGGTCTCAGATATCGCACGACGAAACATAATGTCCAGAAATTCATTCCACAGACCAGCGGGGGTGGAGAAACTAAGTGTCTCCCCTGGCATATCAAAGATGTTCTTGAGATCATCGTAGAAGAACCGGGAATCAATCGTTTCTTGCAGAACTTCTTCTGCAACAAAGGATTGAAGACCACCTTCTGCACGGGATCTCTCGTAACATGCTGATGTGCTAGGGGCGAAGGGCTTAGAATAATCCGCTACCATACGGTTACCGCCCAAGAATTCAGATACAGACTCATCAATTGAACGATACATCCTCTTCTTATAAGGAAGGGGAGGTGACACTCGACTGACTGCCTGACCAAACTCTTTGACTTTCTCCCTCACCATCTCACCTGTGAAAGACGGAAATAGCCTCTTAGAATATAAAAGTAGGGCTCCAATCTTTATCTTTCTCTTCTTCCCATCTCCTGTCTTCCTGTTCAATATATACCTCCGAAAAGAGGGTGAACAGAGAGACAGGGGATTAAATCTCTGTGGAGGAGTGTCATCCCCGAGGAACCATGGCAGCCAATAGGCTGTCCATGACTTCAGGATAGACATCACCTCCGGAACAGAGGTTGAGGGAGGAGAAGGGCAAAGAATGGAACCGAACTCATATCCTATGAGACGGAAGGTATCAATGAGTGCGTTGTTTGACTTTTGCCAAACACCCTTAGCGCTCAATCTTGATATCTGAACTGGATCGGCAACCAGTTCAGGTATCAGTACGTGGAGATCAGCACCTTTTGGGTCACTTCTCAGTGGCCTACGAGGGCGCACGGTTTTCACCGGCCGCGGGGCACGACTCCGCACGGCAACATGTTCTCTCAA